GGTGACTTTGCACAACTTATTGCACCTAACTGTAAACAATACAACGGCATTCAAGATGTAACAATTACACACGAAGGTTACTTTGACAAGAAAGGTAATCGTGTAATTGATAAAAAGACTAAAGAAGACAAGCCTGCACCCGAGCCTGAGTTTATGTTGTTTGAAAAATGTATGCGTGGCGACACTAGTGACAATGTGTTTAGTGCTTATCCAGGTGTTCGTAAGAAAGGCACTAAGAACAAAGTAGGTCTTATTGAAGCATTTGCAGATAAAGAAACAAAAGGATTTAACTGGAATAACATGATGTTACAACGTTGGGTAGATCACGAAGGTACCGAACACCGTGTACTAGATGACTATCAACGTAATGTTATTTTGTGTGATTTAACTGCACAACCTGATAACATTAGAAGTATTATTAACGATGTAATTGAAGATCATATGACTCCGAAAGAAATTAGTCAAGTAGGTATGCGTCTTATGAAATTCTGTGCTAAATGGGATATGCAACGTATTGCAGATCAAGCACAATATTATGCAGAACCATTACAAGCGAGGTATCCACAATGAGTATAAAAGCAAAAGAAGTTCTTAAAGGTAAGTTTTGGATTGTAGAAGAAAACGGCAGTAAGGTTGGTACATTAAGTGCCGCCGAAGAGTGTTATACATACTCCTGTGGTCAAGGTACTACAGTGTTTGGAGACTTTAAGCAATTAAAAAAACACCTAGGTAAAATTACTTGGAGTACTGCTGATAGTAAAAATGCATCAGATTATGAAGTACATGGATATCCGACTAGTTGCGAACCTTTTAATCCAATGTATGACGTTAAAAATAAATTACCTTTGTTTAGTAAAAGTAACAAAAGCAAAAGCCTATACTGTGCAGGATATTATTGTATCCAATTTGAAAAGGGTTGGGTTAAGAGTTTTTGTCCTAAACAAATTACAATTGAACGATACAACTATAGCGGTCCATTTAAGACTGATATAGAAATGAGAACGGAGTTATCACGTGTCAACGCAAAATCCTCTTAATACTGCACCTATTCAGCAGTTTATCCAACAGGTTAAACAGGCTGATTCTGGACAGGCAAAAGAAGTAAAACTTACTTTGCAACAGGCAAAAGGATTAGCATTTACACTAGGAATTGTAATGTCTAGGCTACAAGGTGATATGGAAAAATTTGTAAAAGAAAATGCAAGTAAAGAAGAAACTGTCGAAGTACAAATGGATGGTGGGAATAACTGGTAAGGATGTATGGCTAGAAGAAACAAACTTGAAAGAAAACTAGACGAGTATAATCATACTATGGAACTAATAAGAACTATAGTACCGATTGCTGTTTTAGTTTTACAAGTGATTATCTTAATAAGGATAATGTAAATGACAACTCATGCAATGATTGATCTTGAAACACTAGATGTTTTACCAACAGCAACAGTGTTGACAATAGGTGGCGTTAAATTTGATCCAAATTCTGTTAAAGAAACTTTACAACCTTTTTATTATCGTTTTGATGTAGACGAACAACTTAACAAAGGTCGTACAATATCTGAAAGCACAATGGATTGGTGGGCTACACAAGCAGAAGATGTACGTGAAGAAGCATTAGGTGACGACAATCGCACTCCAGTACTTGAAATACTTAAAGCATTAAACAAATGGTGTGTAGGTGTTGATACAATTTGGTGTCAAGGGCCTGCATTTGATATTGTTATATTAGAAGATTTGTTTAGACAATATGAACATCATGTTCCTTGGCCGTTTTGGAAAATTAAAGACAGTCGAACATTGTTTGGTATTATGCCAACTGATCCTCGCAAAGAAATTAAATTCGCGGCTCATAATGCATTAGAAGATTGTAAAGTTCAAGCATTATGTGTACAACAAACTGTAAAAAAATTAGGCTTAACACTAAGATAACTGCTACTTTAACTTACAAAAAGAGATAAATATATGCGTATATAATTAAAAGGAAGTACGCATGAGTAGACCAAAACCGACGGTATTACTAGAATATGTAAATAAGAAAACATATCGGAGTGAACAAGTATTAGAAGCAGAGGCCATTTGGGCTGTATTTCATAAAGATAAACCTTTTAACTTAAAAAGTTCAAATATGTTAACTAACTATCCTGGTCCTAAATATAAGAAAACAAGTTTTTCTAATCCAGGACATGCACACAATTTAGCAAGTAAACTAAACGAGATGTTTAATTGTAATGAATTTACTGTTTACAAACTAAGTACAGGTGAAGCAGTTAGCGAAGAATGAACAAAGAAACATACACAAAAATCTTTCTAAAACAAGCCGACATTGCTATATCAGATGTAACTATGAAAGAGTATATGTCTACATTATGGCAAAATACTAGAGTAAAAACTCAAGGCGGATTGCGTCTTACTGATGCAGGTATTGAATTTTTAAAATCTAAATTAGACTTATCCACATACGAAATACCTTTTCCAAAAGATTTCGAACTTACAACTAATACTATAATTTGGTTAGATCAGTTTATTGATTGTCCTTACTGGTTATGCAAGTATAGTATAGAAGTAACGGACGAAAAGAAAGCCATGGAATTGCATCTTTTTAGCGGAGATGTAAAAAAATACGGGCTTACTAAAGCATTAAATAGACAAAAGACCTAACCAAAATAGGTTGACTTTCTCGTAAATCTAGTGTATTATATATACATACTAAGAAATTAAGTATGGCACTGATACAAACAAACGAGGAATATAACATGGAATCTGTAGTACGCACTGTAACTCCAAATGGAGCAAAAAAGAGTATTATTAGGGCATTCAAGAAAAAACGTCCTATCTTTATGTGGGGTCCTCCAGGTATTGGAAAATCTGATATCGTAGGGCAAATCACACAACAACTAAAAAATTCACATCTTATCGATGTTCGACTATCACTTTGGGAACCAACTGATATTAAAGGTATTCCATATTATAGTGCAAACGATAATACAATGACTTGGGCTCCGCCTGCAGAACTTCCAACAGAAGAATTTGCAAAACAGTTCGATTACGTTGTTTTATTTTTAGATGAAATGAATTCTGCGGCGCCGGCAGTACAAGCGGCGGCATATCAATTAATTCTAAACAGACGTGTTGGACAATACAAGTTGCCTGACAATGTTCTTATTGTAGCGGCAGGTAACCGTGAAGCAGACAAAGGTGTTACATACAGAATGCCTGCTCCGTTAGCCAATCGTTTTGTACACTTAGAATTGGCTGTAGACTTTGATGATTGGTTTGCTTGGGCAGTAGAAAACAATCAACATAATGATGTTGTAGGTTACTTAACATTTAGTAAAAAAGATTTATACGATTTCGATCCAAAGTCTCCTTCACGTTCTTTTGCAACACCAAGAACTTGGTCGTTTGTTAGCGAACTGCTTGAAGATGACGATGACGAAAGCACAACTACTGATTTGATCAGTGGTGCAGTTGGAGAAGGTTTGGCTGTCAAATTTATGGCTCACCGTAAGGTTGCCGCTAGTATGCCTAATCCAACTGATATACTTGCAGGTAAAGTTAAAGAAATGGGCACTAAAGAAATCAGTGCCATGTATTCCTTGACAGTGTCCTTATGCTATGAACTTAAACAAGCGTCAGATAAGAATGACAAAAAGTTTGATAACATGGTTAATAACTTCCTGCGATTTGCGATGGATAACTTCGAAACAGAACTTGTAGTTATGGGTATTAAAGTTGCTATTACACAATATCAACTTCCAATAGATCCAGATGAAGTTGCATGTTTTGATGAATTCCACGAACGTTTTGGCAAGTACATTAGTGCCGCCAGTAACTAAATCATTAAAGGGTAGGGTTCGCTCTACCCTTTTTTGTTACCAAAAGCGGTTGACTAATAGCGTAAATATGTTATTATATATGTATAGTAATAGAAAGGACATGGCATGGGCTTAGATACTAAAGGATTCAAACCAGTAGAATTATCCCCCGAAGAACTTGCAGTTATGCGTGAAGAAGTTCACGATAGAGTTATTGTGGCCCGAGTGGGTCTTTTATTACGACATCCATTCTTTGGTAATATGGCTACACGTATGCGAGTACAAAACTGTGATGATTGGTGTCCTACTGCCGCAACAGACGGCCGTAACTTATATTACAATACACAATTTTTTAATATGTTAAGCAATAAACAAATCGAATTTGTTATTGCACACGAAATTTTACACTGTGTATTTGATCATATTACTAGACGTGAAGACCGTGATGCTATGGTTTATAATATTGCATGTGACTATCTTGTGAATAATCTTTTAATACGTGACAAAATTGGTGAACGAGTAGATCAAGTTCAAATTTTCCAAGACTTTAAATATGACGGTTGGACTTCAGAAGAAGTATACGATGATATTAAAGAAAAGTACGATGACGAACAACTAGAAGCACTTGGTCAATTACTTGACGAACATGTTGACTGGACAAAAGACGGAGACCAAGAAGGTCAAGCACCTGGTCAAAGTAACGGCAAGGACGGAAAAAAATCTAAACGTCCTACATATTCAAAAGAAGAATTAAAAAAGATACGTGACGAAATTAAAGAAAGTATGATTACATCTGCACAATCAGCAGGTGCTGGTAATACACCGGGTGAAATTGCACGTATGATTAAAGAACTTACTGAGCCTAAAATGAACTGGCGTGAACTACTACGTCAACAGATTCAATCAACAATTAAAAGTGACTTTACATTTAGTCGTCCATCACGTAAGGGTTGGCACACTGGAGCAATACTTCCAGGTATGAACTTTATGGATACTATTGACATTTGTATTGGAATTGATATGAGTGGTTCTATTGGTAATCAGCAAGCACAAGACTTCCTAGGAGAAGTTAAAGGTATTATGGACGAATATAAAGACTATAAAATTAAATTATGGTGTTTTGATACAGATGTTTATAATGAAGAAGACTTTAGTGCAGATGGTGGACAAGACTTAATGGACTATGAAATTTTAGGTGGCGGTGGCACTGACTTTGATGCTAACTGGACCTATATGAAACAAAACGATATACAGCCTAAAAAGTTTATCATGTTTACCGATGGTTATCCGTTTGGTAGTTGGGGAGACGAAGATTATTGTGATACTATTTTTGTTATCCACAGTCACCGTGATAAGAACTTACAAGCACCATTTGGGATGACTGCACACTATGAAGAATCTGCTTAAAGCGCCAAATCCGAATAATATCTTTAAAATAAGAAATCCAAAAGTACTTCCTCCACATTTTGAATATAGTGATTTTGAAGTTCTTTATAATCTAGAATCTGCAATACAAGAGTGGATTAAGGATAACTTAAAAGGTAAATTTATTGTTACTAAAGCAGTAAGTGATGATCAAAGTAAAACCGTCTTTAGAGTAGGATTTGAGGATGGTAAAGAACTAAGTTATTTCGCATTAGCCTGTCCACTTTTGCGATACAAATAAATAAAGTACGCATATATATATAATATAGGAGTAAATAATGAGCGATACAAAAGATACAGTACAAGACGCACCCAAAGTAGATGCCCCAGCAACTGCACCAGCAGATGCATCGGCTCCACAAGCAAGTGCAGACTTGTCAGTACAAGACCTCCAAGGACTAAAAACAATTATTGATGTTGCTAGTTCACGTGGAGCATTTAAGCCGAATGAAATGATGAGTGTTGGTCAAGTTTACGGAAAACTTGAAGCATTCCTTTCAGCGGTACAACAACAGCAAGCACAACAGGCACCTGAAGCAGGACCTGGAACAGGAGCATAATATGGCTGAAATCAAACACGTTGGTAGATTAACTACTAACAATAGAAAATTAGTAGTAGCATATAGCGTTATTCCGGGAGACCCAGAAAACTGTTTAGTTATCCATACTGAAAGTTTAGATGCGGCGGACCACGATACACTAATTAATATGGTCGAAAGCAATGCTGGTCAATCAGCAAATGAATTGTCCGAAGTTATGGCAAGAACACAACTAACTGACGGTTCTAATATGTTAGCACGTTTCCATCAAACTGGTAAACTTGTTAAGGTAGCAACAAATATTGTTGAATTATTACCTACTAGAACTACAGCAGTTAATTTAGCAGAACTAAATCAAATTGTTGCAGACCAAAAAGGTGTAACTATTGAAGAATTAGCAATGCCTACACCAAGTACAGAAGCACCAGGTACAGAAGCACCAGTAGCAGATGCAGTAGTGCCAGCAGGCGAAACAGTGTTAGACGACGAAGCATTAGCCGCACAATACAGGTCACAAGCCGACTCTATGTTTAAAGAAGCAAAGAGTTTACGGGAACAAGCAGAGAAACTTGCACCCACTAAGAAAAAGGCAAAGATGACTGAAAGTGCCTCGTAATAAATTATCAAAAGACGTCATTGCTCATTGGCCGGAAGTATTCAAGGACATTGAAGTACACACTGTACCCCTTGAGTACCTCCATTCTATTACTGTTAGGTTTCGTGATGGTAAAGCATGGGTAATAGAACTAGATAAAAAAGCCCCCAAAAATCCTGATTTAGAGTACGGTTTAGAGGCGTTATTCCGTGAATACGATGACGCTATAGACACTATTGACTTTAGGTTAAATACTCATAAGGTACGAAAAGACATTGAAGGACGTACTAAAACCTTTATGAAAAAACGTAAATAAGTAAATTACAGTTACTTTGTCAAAGGCATAAATACTAATAGTAATTTAGATTATGGAATATCAGGAGCCACTTAGATGAGTTTAAGAATTAGACGAGGAACCAATGCCCAAAGAGCCGGCGTTACCTTTTTTGAAGGTGAGTTAGTTTATACTACTGACACAAAGAAGTTATTCGTAGGTGATGGTACAACAGTGGGCGGTGTTGCTGTAGATAGTACAGCAGGAAGTATAAACAACCTTACAGATGTTGACACAACCGGAGTACAAATAGGTCAAATCCTACAATGGAACGGTACTAACTTTATACCAAGCGATGACCACGGTGACAAAGAAAGCGTTACTGGTGCAGATAGCACAATTTTAGTAGATGCAACTAATAGTTCAATTAACTTAGACGGAACTGTAAAAGGGCATATTATTCCAGATCAAAATGAAGTGTATAACTTAGGCTCAAGTTCAAACCGCTTCAACGATTTATTCCTGTCAGGTACTACTATTGATTTAG